TGGGAGATCGGGGCGCATCGGTTGGTTTGTGGTGATTGTACGGATGGGGCTGTGGTGGAGCGGGTGATGGGTGGGGAGAGGGCGGGCATGGTATTTACTGACCCCCCCTATGCTACTTTTGCCAGCTCAACCGGCAAGCTAGAGATAACAGATTTTGAGATGCTGAAGCCTTTCTTTAACTTGCTTTTTGATACAATTGCTCATCATTTACAGGATGGAAGGAGCGCGTTTGTGTGCTGTGACTGGCGTACTTATCCGACAATGTTTAGTAGGGCTGCCGCATTCTTATCTCCCAAGAATCTTATAGTTTGGAAACACGGGGCTATAAAGCTAGGTTCTCATTTCCGACCAGCCTATGAGTTAATCTTGTATGCTGTTAATGCCAAGTTTGGGCGCAATTGGAAACAACAAGGTTCAGGGCAGTGGGCAATACAAGACCGTTCAATATCAGATGTTTGGGAAATATCACAAGGCGAGGCTGCTCCTGGGACCAACAGGGGCCACCCTAGCCAAAAGCCCATAGCATTGATTGCCTTCGCTATGCGCCATTGCTCGGATAAAGGTGATGGCATATTAGACCTCTTTCTTGGCTCCGGCACTACAATGGTAGCCTGTGAGCAACTACGCCGCCGCTGTTTTGGAATTGAGATTGAGCCGAAATACTGCGCGGTGACACTGGAGAGGCTGGCGGGGATGGGCCTGGAGCCGCGCAGGGTGGAGTAGGAATTACCTAATTTTAACACATGGCAAATAAACAGCGTTATACAGCGGCACGAGTGGTCCATGCATTGGACATCAATAAAGGCATGGTCTATCTAGCTGCTAAGAGCCTGGGTTGTTCTCACGTCACGGTCTATAACTATGCCAAACGGTACGAGTCAGTGCAGCGTGCTATCGATGCTAATCGCGGCGAGGTGCTAGATGCTGCTGAATTGGCATTGTACAATGCCATTCTAGCAAAAGAGCACTGGGCCGTGGCATTTGCATTGAGGACAATTGGCCGAGATCGTGGCTACGTAGAGAAACAGGCGCTAGACGTGACCAGCGGCGGGGAGCCGCTGATCGTGAAGGTAACCGGTAACATAGAGCCCGATGAGTTGTGAGATTCCATACTCATTCTACGGCGGCAACGCAAAGGCATTTTACTGCCGTGACCCAGAGGTTATCCTGGCCGGGCCTGCGGATACTGGCAAGACGCTGGCATTGCTTACCGGCTTGCATCTGCGGGCACTCAAATACAAGAATGCTAGCCTGGTCATAGTACGTAAACAATTGACGGATACATACCCAACCGTCTTGGTGACATTTCGCCAGAAGGTACTGGGCGAAAGCGGCATCACGATATATGGCGGCGAAAAGCCACAGTGGTTTGACTATCCCAGCGGTTCGCGTATCTGGGTGGCTGGCATGGACAAGTCGAGTAAAATCTTGTCGGCGGAGCACGATATTGTATATGCGAATCAGGCCGAGGAGCTGAGCCTGGTAGACTGGGAGACGCTGACGACACGTACCACTGGCCGTGCCGGTCACATTCCGTATAACCAGACTATCGGGGACTGCAACCCGGCGACGCCGACACACTGGATTAAGACTCGCGCTGCCAGCGGCGCACTCACGCTCTTTGAAAGTACGCATCGTGATAACCCGGAGCTGTATGACCAGGCGACCGGTGAGATCACGGAGGCCGGCCAGCAGCGCATCGGGCGGCTAAAGGCGCTCACCGGCACGCGACTATTGAGGCTATACCACGGCCTGTGGGCTGTGCCGGAGGGTGCGATCTATGAGGTCTTCGACGAGGAAAAGCACGTCGTCACGCATTTTGAGCCGCCGCTGGCCTGGCCGCGCGTGGTGGGTATTGATCCGTTCGGTGCACAGATTGCCGCCGTATGGCTGGCATACGATGCACAGGCAGGCGTCATGAATGTGTATCGTGAATACCGTGAGCCGTTTGGCAAGACGGTAGCCGGTCACGCTGAGAGCATCTTACAGGCATCACGTGGTGAAACAGTGTTCGCCTGGGTATGTGGCGGGCCATCGGAGCGGGCATGGCGTGTCGAATTTGAGGCCGCTGGCATTCCGGTCATCGAGCCACCTGCCAGTGACGTATGGGTGGGAATAGACAGGGTACATAGGTTGCTTGCAGGGTTCGGGATGGTCGTGCACGATAACTGTGTGCACTTATTGAGTGAGATAGGAGACTACCGTCGCAAGATAGACAGAGACGGCATACCGACAGAGCAGATAGAGCATAAGGAAAGATACCATTTACTCGATGCACTGCGTTACGCCTGTGCATTTTTGATGGATCCGAGAGAAGAAAGCCGTGTGGTCTACGCGCCGACGCGCATCGGGCCGCAGTGGTAGCGAGGTGAACTATGCCGACACTTAGAGAACGATTCTCAGACCTGGTACTGGGCGACGAAAAGCGCCGCCTCCAGGAGACCGCCGCCGTCCTCATGCACGCTGTCCAGGAGGGTCCCTACCTGCTACCGCCAGAGCAACTGCTGGCCCAATTGAAAGAGATTGACTCGGCTATCCTCTACGACGCGGTACAGCAGCTGACGTGGGAGCGGCTGGGCGCTGGCTACGGCGTCGATGAGGAACGGGAGCGCATGCGGGCCATAGACGAGAGCAGGCGGCTTTGGAAGTACGATGTACTCACCGCCTGGTCGGTGCAACTGTGGACGGATTACGGCTTCGGCGAGAACGTATCTGTCAAACCGGTGGACGAGGGTGCGGAGGAGACATGGCTGGAGTTCTGGGAGGCAGACCGCAACCAGTCGGTACTTGCCGCCGATGAATTGCACTATCTCTCTGACACGCTGCTAGTGGACGGCGAGGTATTCCTGACGTTCTACACCAGTACGCTGGATGGCGAGACCACAGTACGCACTATCGACACGAAGGAGATCACGGAGGTCGTCACCGATCCAGAGGACAACGGCACGGCACTATGGTACAAGCGGGAATGGACTGACAAGAAAAGCGTAAGCCACACTTGGTATTATCCCGCTTGGCAGGCTATGAGAGAAGAGACGGCCACGCTAGACGTTTCGGTGTTACCGAGCAATGCGGAGCGGGCCGACGAACAGAACAGCAGCACAGTTGTTTACCTCTTGCACGTTGCTTGCAACCGTAGAGGTACTAATCGTGGCTGGCCGCTGAGTACCGCTGCCGCACCGTGGAGCCGCGCGCACAAGCAGTTCCGCGAGAACCGGGCCAGCGTCACCGCCGCGCTGGCGATGTACGTCCAGAAACTCAAAACCAAAGGCGGCTCGCGGGCGATAGATAACATCAAGGCGCAGTTACAGAGTGCATTCGTCACGGGTGGCCAGACAGAGACCAACCCGCCACCCGTGGCATCCACGTGGCTGGAGAATGACGCGGCTACGCTAGAGCGGTTGTCGATGGGTAGCGGCGCGAGCGACGCCAAGACGGACGGTGAGGCGCTGGCCTGGCAAGCGTTACTTGGCTTGAGGCTATTTCCTCACTACGCTGGCATGGGTGACTCTTACCGGTTGGCTACGGCTTCGGCGATGGAAGGCCCTTTATTGCGCCAGTTCTCACGCTACCAATTATTCTGGTCGGCACAGTTCCGCAAGATGGTACGTATCGTGCTCGCGATGAAGGAGCGGTATAACGGCGCGTCGTTCGAGACTTACGAGGCGGATGTGAGCACCGACCGGTTGGTCGAGGTTGACCTGGCGACGGTATCGAATGCGGTCACGGCATTATTCCGCGAAACGCTGTTTCCTGCCGTGGAGGCCGGCTTGATACCAGCTGAGACGGCACGGCGGATCATAGCTGTCATCTGGCGCATTGCGCTCCAGGCGTTAGGCGTAACCGACGCCGACGAGATGGCGAGCGACGAGTCGTTCGGCGTGGGTGAGGAACCAGAGGAGCAAGTGCCACCAGAGGAGCCAGCGGCAGTACCAGAGGAGGCTATCACTACTGCCGTGAGCATGACGAGGGAGAACCTGGCGGCAGGCTCGATCACGGCGGAGCAGGCAGCGGAATTCGCGCTGGGGATGCTGTTAGACGGAGGGCAGGGTGGTGGATGACATAGCAAATGCTATGACGCTGAGTGACTTACCGTTTTCGTGGTATGGTAAGGGGGAAGTGAGACCTTGGCGAGCCGGGGCGGATAGGGAGCAGGAATGAGCGCAGGCAGCGCCAACTACCGTAACGGTATTAGAGGCACGATCCGTGCCCTCTGGGGCGGGGTATGGAGTTATGACCAGTTCTACGATGGTCTGTCCACGGCTATCGACATGGGCATCACGACTGCCTGGTATGAAGGTGCGGCTGAGTGTGGCATCATGCCTGCCGACCTGACGCCAGAGGAAAAGGCGGCGATGCGTCAAGCGATATTCCACGAGACAAACTACATCACGCGGCTGGCGGCCGACGTCGAGGCGGGCAGCAAGGCGAACGGCGGTAAGCTAGCACCGCTGATGGCGCGGGCCGAGACGTGGATAAACAGGTATAATGACATAGTCAACCGCGCTAAGCTGATGGCCTGTGAAGACCAGAAACTGGCGTGGAGACTCGGGCCTACTAGGGATCACTGCGTCGATTGTAGTAGATTGAACGGGAGGGTGAAGCGTGCCAGTCAGTGGGAGAGGTATGATATTCGGCCCCAAAGCCCACTACTCGCATGCGGCGGGTGGCGGTGTCTTTGTATGCTAGAGGTAACTGACGAGCCGTCGAGTAAGGGCCCGTTGCCGCGACTAGTAGGGCCATGAGGGAGAGACAATGACCGTAACCGCGAGCATACCGTGCGACCCGCACTACAACTATCCTGCGCCCAGCGCCGCCTGGCAGTCAGTCATCGAGCGCCTGCGCAGCGTAGCCGGCGGCAACGGATACAAAGTCATCCGGTTTGTAGTCGTGGTGGACGGCGACGGCAGGCCGACGCACTGGCTAGAGCCGAGCGTGACGAGGGTCGAGCCGAAGGGACGGGCCGAGGGCGCGTTGGCTGTGCTATTGGATGAATTATCGAAAGCATAGGAGGGCAATGATTACAGCAAGGCAAAGGCTTAGGCAAAAGGTCACTGATGCCTTGGCGCGGGCACGAGATGCACAGGCAGCAACGGGCCTTGACTTTACATCAGAGTTGATAATGCGAGGCGTCCAGGCTGGTAGCGTCGCCACGTTGGAAGCGGTTATAGACTGGATCGATGAAACGGAGGGCAAAGATAATGAAAACGGTATCACTCCTCACTGACTTCGGAGCACCCGACTCTACCTATTCACTCAACATCATAGCAGAAGAACAGATAGGCATGCTGCACCGCGCAGGCTACGAACCGCGCGGCGTGGTCGACGAGGGATTCCAGCCTCGACGCAACTGGCAGCACTCCGACCTGCGCTACCTGCCACACGTCCGCAAGAGCAACGACGTGGAATTCTACGATGGGTGGGAGAAGAGCGTGGCGACACTGCGCACTTCATTCGAGGAGGTCCTGGACGGTGTCGACGTAGTCATCACGCACGATCTGATCTACCAGGCGTCGATGCTCTGGCACAACATGGCGGCGCGTCGGTATGCTCAGGATCATCCCGATGTGCGGTGGTTGCACTGGGTACACTCGGCCACACCCTCGCCGGTGTGGATGGGACACGATCCGCGCCTGGAGCAGGTGCAGTCTCACTTTCCGCGCTCACTCACCGTGTACCCGAACTCGTTTGACGTGCCACGGGTAGCGACCAACTTTCACTGTGAGGTTGACCAGGTGGCCGTCGTGCCGCATCCAACCGACGCTTGCGGCTACCTCGGCTTTCAGGACATCACCACGCGACTGGTACGAGAGAAGCGGCTGCTAGAGGCTGATGCTATCTTGGTGTACCCGATCCGTCTCGACCGTGGCAAGCAAGTTGAGTACGTCCTGCGCACGGCGGCGGCACTGAAAGGCATCGGGCGCAGCGTGCGGGTAGTGGTCGTGGACTTTCACAGCACCGGCGGCGATAAGGTTGTGTACCGTGATTGGATTAAAACGCTGGCCGTCGACCTCGACCTCAACAGCATCGAGGTTACATTTACCTCAGAGTTCGACGATAGCCTGCACCTCAATGCACCGCGTGAGATGGTACGTGACCTGATGTTGCTATGCAATGTATTCGTGATGCCGAGTGTCAGTGAGACGTACAGTCTCATCGCGCAGGAGGCGGGGCTGTGCGGTGCGTTCCTGGTGCTGAATCGTGACTTCCCTCCAATGCGATCTGTCTATGGCCCCGATGCTGCCTATTACCAATTCAGCAGTGGCATCAACGCGCTGACTGGAATGGATGGGGTGACCACTACGAAATACGATGACGTGGACGACTACTTCCGCTCGATTGCATTGCGAGTAGCATACGAGTTAGATCACAACGTCGTGCTGGCACAGCAGAGGCGGATACGGCAGGAGCGGAACCCAGATTATATTTTCAAGCGGTTTGTCGAACCGCTGTTCTCGGATTGGGAGGGCTAGAGGATGGACGCACCTGACATCTTGCGATTGGCTTTTCATTTATTTTTGCTTGCTACGCTCATCGTTACTGGCGCGAGATTCCTTCGGACTTTCATCGATGTGCTCATCGAGAAATTCAGAAGGCAAAAAAAAGGAAGATGAATACAAAAACACAGACAGTTGTCACAGAAGGATACCCAGAAGTCGGGCCGTTCGAAAGTGAGGAGGCAGCACGGGCGGCGGCACTAAAGCCACAGGACGAGTCCTTTGCGGCATGGGCGACGATCCTATCTGTACATCGCCGTGCCAATGGATGGTATAAAATGTATGCTATCAGCACTACCAGTACAGTCTATCCTGCTATATTGGATGCAACTAAACGGAAGATTAAAATCAGATACTTAACGAAACTGCCGTTTTATTCTTTCGAATGGTGCTGGATACGCAGCCCGCGCACCTTCCTCAAAAGAGGAATCCAGATTACTCTCTTCGGCTACGTCTTTAACTTCGAGTGGCGTAGAGATGTTATCGAGGATATGCATTCAGGGCCACACATGGCCCAAAGTACAACGACCCAATGGAGAGAATGATGCCTAAATTCAGCATCATCATACCGACCTGGGAGCGCGTCAGTGACGGCAAGCTGCAACGCTGCCTCGACAGCATCCAGGCGCAAACGTTCCGTGACTTCGAGTGCATCGTGGTGGATGACGGGTCGAAGGAGGATGTAGCCGGGCTGGTGGCCCAGTACGATGACCGGTTTCAGTGTATTCGTATCAAACACCAGGGACGGGTTATTGCGCGGAATACTGGCTTTGAGGCGGCCAGGGGAGAATTTTTCGCCTGGTGCGACAGTGACGATGTTTACGATCCGATGTACCTGGCGACCTTCGACTACCACATCCAGCAGGAACCGGGGGCACGGCTCTGGGCCTGCGGTGCTGTAGTGCATGGGGTTTGTAAGGATGAGAACGGTAAGCACCTCGTACCCTCGTGGACAAAACTACGAAATGCCTGGGAACCGCCACTCGATCCCACCGGCGAACACGTTCATGCGCATTTCTTCTCAGGCAAAGTTAGCAGTGGTGAGTTTGTGTACCACCGTGAGTGCTACGAGAAGGCGGGGCCATTTCCGCCGTGGATTAACCCGATGCAGGTCGCAGGTGGCATAGACGAGTGGCTGGGTTATGAGACGGGATACTCCAACAAGCCGAAAGAAGAAGGCGGTCGGTGGGTGGGGAATCCATGGGGCGAAGATTTTTGTTATTTCCGTGCGATTTCGATGTACTATCGTGTGCATATCATCAAAGCGGCGCTGTATATCCATTACATAAGATGAGGACGGCGAGGAGGCTGAGAAAATTCCTATGAAAACCTGCCCCTTCTGCAACCAGGAGTTTGAGCACTTCAACCCGTTCGGGCACACCGCCGCCGTATTGAGAGAAGTTGAGATCATCGGCGGCGGCGGGCGGCCTGGTGCACTGTGCCCAGGTTGCGGGTCGCTGGATAGAGAGCGGTTAATCTATCTGTATCTGCGAGACGAGACTGATCTGTTGGTAGTACGAAGACTGCCATGGGCACGATCACCATGGATACTTCATATCGCACCGGCACCACGATTAGCGCAGACTATCATGGCAGCCTGTGGATGGACACGCTATGTCGATGCCGCACTGGAGCCAGGTAAGGCAATGGTACAAATGGACTTAACTAACATCCAGTTTCCCGATGACTGGTTTGATGTCATCCTCTGCGTCCACGTCTTGGAGCATATCGAGGATGACGCCAAGGCAATGGCCGAACTGTACCGTGTGCTGAAGCCTGGCGGCTGGGCGCTGTTGCAAGTACCGGTGTCACGCATTCTGACAGAAACGATGGAAGACGCCGCAATGCGCACGCCAGAGCAGCGATATGCTGCCTACGGCCAACGTGACCACGTGCGCATCTATGCCGAACAGGACTACACCCAGCGGCTAGAGGCGGCGGGCTTTGAGGTAGAGACATACAGCGTAAGCACGGCGACGGCGGAACGGTACAGCCTGGATGCACGGGAGCGGCTGTACATTGGACACGAGGGAGCAAAATGATTGACAAAGGGTCGCAAAAATGATTGACAATGAGATACTGCCGAGCATGAGACCGCCAGGTATGAGTCTGGCATTTCTCAATAAGCTGCTTAGATGTGTTGGGCTAGTGCTGGTAATTAGTATTGACACAGATGGTGATGGTAGGATTACAGGTACTGAGACCAGGTTATGGATAGAGCAAGCCAAGAGGTATAAGAGCAGGACTAATGATTGACATCGCCATGTTAACGTGCGATCGCGCTCGCATCACAGAACTGGCTATCACCGAACTGCATCGGCGCACGACCATGCCGCACCGGTTGATCGTGCTGGACAATGGCTCGACGGACGGTACGCCAGATTTGCTGTTTGATTTGGTGTACAATCAGCCTGAGCCTGACAGGATTGATTGGATAGAGTTCGCTCCTGAGAATAATGGCGTACATTGGGGCCACAATACGCTTTTAGAGATGGTCAAGACAGACCTCTACATCAGCACCGACAACGACCTGGTACCATCAGTGCCAGTGAACGGCAAAGACTGGCTACAGCGCCTCGTCGACCTGATGGATGAGCATCCCGACTATGCCGCTATCGCCTGCCGTCCTCACACATTGCCCGGTCAGCATGGGAACCTGTTTGACGACTCGCCGCCGGTACGTGATATGGGCCACGTGGGGGCGCACTTACGCCTGATGCGCACCGAGGCCGTGCGTGCCGTGGGCGGCTGGCGCAAACACCAGAACCCAGGGCGCAACGATGAGGAGAAGTGGATTTGCGGGCAGTTGAGAAAGGCGGGCTGGAAGGTGGGCTACGCGCGGGACGTTCGCTGTATTCACCTGTGGGGAGAGCCCGAATTGGGTGAGGACTCGTGGGGCTACAAAGAGGGCAGCGACCACGGCCACCGGGCCATTTGGCCACCGCCGCACGTATTCAACTGGGATAGGCAAGGCGTGGATTGGGAAACCTGTAAGTAGGAGGAGACAAGTGGAACTGCGAGAAATTAAGCGCAAGATACACCGTATCACGCACTGGATACGGATGGACACAGAGATGCCAGTGCTCTACGAATACATCGGCGCACTGAAACCAGGTGAGACCTACCTGGAGATAGGCACAGGCCCGACCGCCTGCTCCAGCATCTTCGCCGCCCTGTCCGCTGCCGACGGCGTCAACGTGCACACAGTAGATAATGCCGCGATGTGGATACCGCGCGGCATTTCGGCAGAGGAATACGAGCGCAAGGTGCGTGCTCACTTCGACCATTATGACCTGGGTGAGAGAATTATCTTCCACGTGGAGGACTCGGTCACGATGGAATGGGACGCACCGATCCATGTCCTGTTCATCGACGGTGAACATAGTTACCCATCGGTAAAAGCCGACATAGAAAAGTGGACGCCGTTCGTGCCTGTTGGCTGCGTGGTACTGTTTCACGACTGCGCCGATCATGCCGGTGTCAAACGAGCGGTCAATGAGATGACGAGACCCGATGACGCCTGGGAGGAACTGGACGGCGGCGAGGGCGATAGTAGCCTGTGCGTATTTCGGAGGTGCAAATGAGACCACTCTTCTTCGTGACCTGCGTCGCTCGCTGCGGTAGCCAGTGGCTCGCACGGCTGCTGGACACTGCGCCAGGCGTCGAGTGCTACCACGCAAATTATCTGGTCAAGAACGTGGCGGGTGGCGACATCCAGTTTATGATAGACAGTTGGAAAGGTAAAGACCCTCGTCCATATCTGCGCAAGTCGCGCGAGCGAGTGGCTCAGTTCGCAGAACACGAAGCGCCAGAAGCGCGGGGCTGGGGTGAGGTGAATGAGTTCTTCCGCTATTCTGTGTCAGAGGTGCGTGAGGTCTTCGACGTGCCGGTTGTTGGATTGATACGAGACGGTCATTATACCATCCCCTCGTTACTGCGCCACAACTTCTACCAGCCTAACGAGATGGGAGCGTGGACATCGGCTATTGAACCAGAGTGTGGTAGGATATTAAAAGCATGGCCCCAAATGACACCGTTTGAAAGATGCTGTTGGCTATGGGCAGATTCGTATCGCCGGTTGCGCGTTCAGGGCGTGCCGATTTTCACCCTGGAAAGTCTCAACGCCGAATTCGGCAACGTAGAGCGGCTATGCGAGGTGCTACAGATCGACGTCAGTTACGAAGACTGGCGGAAACATGCAGGCAAGCCGGTAGATGATTTTTATCAGGGGCGGCCTCGCCCGTCATTGCCGTCTGAGCAACTAAAGATATTCGACAAGTGGGCCGGCGACATCCAGGAATATTTCTATGGTTGACTACGCCATTCTCATCGCGAGCCGTCACTGGCCCGACGTGGCCGAGCGGGCTATAGTGTCCATCCGGCAACTCTCAGACGCGCCGATAGTGCTGATAGACGACGCCAGCCCAGCGAGCCAGAGCCAGGCAGGATACAAGAAACTGCGGTCGAGCTACATTCTATCGGGCTGCCGTAGCGAACGCTGGCTACAGCACGGCCTCGCGCTCGACCTGGCGCTGACGCTCACCGATACGCCGTGGGTCATCACCTGTGACCACGATGTGATAGTGAACGACGAACGAGCTCTCACGATGCTGTTAGAGAAAGCCGCCGATGACGTGGGAGCCGTAGGCCGGATGTATAACAACCATGCCTGCGCCGAGTTCGGGACATATGTCCATCCGCACTGGGCCCTGTGGAATGCTGAGGCTATTTGCCAATACAGCCTCAGTTGGCGATCGTTCGCGCTACAGCGCAAAGACGACAGCCCGTATGTATTCGCTACCGGCCAGTTCATGTCATATCAGTTACAGACCATCGGCGAGGGTAATCCGTCGTGGGCTGCACCGGGGACGCCGCTGAAACTGGTGACGGTGAATGTGGGCGATGCCATCACTCACGCGCAGGTGAAGGAACGCGGGGAGGCGTGGCACGAGAAAGTGAGACTATGAAGATCGTCGTCTTCGACAGTTGGGGCAAGTTCATGCACGGCCCGATAGCGCACTGGCGGGAACTGGGCCACGAAGTGCGTGTCGAGAAACACTGGGCTCCCGAGCGGATCGAGGGGGCACGAGTGGTGTATTTCTATCCTGTGGATGCGAACCTCATCCATGCCGCTAGAACACCCAAGCCGCCAGGCGTGCGCATCGTTGCCGAGGCAGTAGATATCGATGTCTATGCTGGTCATTCCGGTGCTGTGAACTGGGACTTCGTGGACGCGCTCGTAGTGATGGCCCCGCACATGCTCGACCTGTTGCGACACAAAGTCCCGAAACTGCCTACTAGCCTACCCATCCACATCGTGCCCGGCGGCGTAGACCTGGAGCGGTGGACGCTGGTCGAACGTCCGTGCAACTACAACGTAGCCTGGATCGGGCGCTGGTGGATTGCAAAGAACTTGTTCGGCGCGTTGCAGATATTCAACCAACTCATCCGAGCCGATCCCGAGCACCCGTGGCGGCTGTGGTGTTTGGGCCAAGGATGGCACCCGGAGTGGTGGCAGCGGCATTGTGAGGCATACCTGGAAGCAAACCCGGTGCTGGCGGAGCGAGTGGAATTTGTGGACCAGGTAGCAGATGTGAATGCCTGGCTCAATAGCACGACATATCTGCTACAAACTTCATTCAAGGAAGCATTCGGCTACTGCATCGCAGAGGCGGCGGCGAAGGGTATCCGGCCCGTCATCCAGAACACCAACGGGGCGCTAGCGACGTGGCCGCGTGAGTGGGTCTTCGACACGCATGCCGAGGCTATAGAGATGCTGACGAACGGCTATGATCCTCGCTCGATTCGTGGTATAATAGAGGAGCGGTATCCGCTAGCAAAGAGGCTGGCGGCGCTGGATGAGATCGTGGGGGTATGATGGAGATCACAAATACAATTTGCTTCCCAATAATTCGTCAGGATTTTATCTTGCCTGCGCTGGCAAGTCTGCGGGAGCATACGCCGCCGAACTATAAGACGATAGTCGTGAACCAGACTGTGCCGAATCGGGAGTTCGAGGAGGCACTTTACGACGCCTGTGATTACATCATCCGGCCCCATTGGAATCTTGGATTTGCCCAAGCCGCCAATCTGGCCATGCGCCTCGCGCCGACGCCCTACGTCACGGTGAGCAATGACGACATCATCTTTTTAGAAGGGTGGTACGAGGGGATAGAACGGACGTTCGCTAAGTTCCCACGCGCCATTGCTATTGGTCCAATGTCGCCGAAGGAACCGGGATGGGGTTATAATGAGCCAGGCTATCGTGAGCATCTGACACTAGAGGAGAGCCAGATTCCGGTGAACATCCAGGCCCAGGTAGAGAAGTGGCACGACTCGGTCATTGATGGCTTGGCGATGTTCCTCGTGGTATTCAAGCGCAAGGAATGGCAAGAGATAGGGATGTTCGATGAACGATTTCGATTCGGCGGCGGGGAAGATTACGACGCCCTAGCCAGGATATATCAGGCCGGTTATAGGGCGCTTGCGACGTCATACAGTTGGGTCTATCATCATTGGGGGCAATCTAAAGACGAGCGTGATGGCTTCGCTGTGGCGTCGTCGAGTCGGGGAAAGCCGTGGAATTATTTGTCTACTGAGGGCAACCCAGAAGAAGGATTGTGGGATCCGAACTGCGACGTCTGGGGCTCTGGCTGTACCAGAACAGACGAGAATGTCTATCGCGCACCGTTGTAACTTAACCTAAAACAAAATAGACCGGCCCAGCACCGACGGGCGTTGCCTCACATCGAGGCAGCGCCCGTTTTTGCGTTTTATGCAGGAGGTGAATGAATGTACGAATACGATGAAGAAACAGGAATTGTCACGGGTGGCCCAACGCAGACTACAACCAGCACTTCGACTACCTCGACCAGCACCAGCACTA